ATACAGAATCCTGTGTGCAATCCCAGAAGCAGATAAAGAATACGAAAGCGGTATCGCAAAGGCTGACGTAACACTGCGCAATGAAGAAGTATTAACGACAGTATTGTTTGTAGTTGCAATAGGTCCAGAAGCTTATAAAGATACAAACAAATTTCCTAGCGGTCCTTGGTGTAAAGAAGGCGACTTTATCTTAGTTCGCCCTAACTCAGGCTCACGCTTACTTATTCATGGTAGAGAATTTAGACTCATCAACGATGATTCGGTAGAAGCAGTTGTACTCGACCCACGCGGTATATCAAGAAAATAGGACAAGACTATGGCATTTGAACAAACAGAATACAGATTTCCAGATGAAGATGATGACAGCGACATCGAGATTGAAATCGAAGACGATACCCCAGAGGAAGATCGTGGTCGCAAGCCCATGCCAAAACATATTGTTGATGAGCTTGAAGAAGACGAGTTAGACTCGTATGACGAAAAAGCACAGCAACGTCTAAAGCAAATGCGCAAAGTCTATCATGATGAGCGTAGAGAGAAAGAAGCGGCTCAACGCGAGCATAGAGAGGCTGTTGCGGTAGCGCAACGATTGCTTCAAGAAAACCAGCGTGTTAATAATGTTTTAGGTAATGGTGAGAAAGAGTACATTACCAATGTACAGCATTTAGCACAGAAAGAATTACAAGACGCTAAGCGTGCATATAAAGAAGCCTATGAAATGGGTGACGCTGATGGGATTGTAGAAGCACAAGAGCAAATGCAGATTGCCAATTTAAAATTGGTTCAAGCACATAATATGCGTACAGGCTCTTTACAAACACCTGATTATGAGGTACAACAGGCGCAAGAGAGACTACATCGCCCTGTAGCTCCACAAGTCCCACAGCCTGACGAAAAGGCGTTGGACTGGCAAGATAAAAATCCTTGGTTTGGTAAAGACAAAGAAATGACCAGTGCGGCTTTAGGATTACACGCCAAATTAGTGGATGAAGGCGTCCCTGTAGGCTCGAAAGAATATTACAACGCGTTGGACAAAACGATGCGTAAACGTTTTAACGATAGTGAGTATTTTGGGGATTCTGGTGATAGAAAATTGAGTAGGGGTAGACCATCAAATGTCGTCGCACCCGCTTCGAGAAGTACATCAGCAAAGAAGGTAAAATTAACTCCGACTCAAATCAGCCTATCAAAAAAGCTGGGATTGACACCGGAACAATACGCGAAAGCGGTTTTAGACTTGGAGAACCAAAATGGCAGATAATACAAATGCAAGAACTACTCGTGAATTAGAAACCAGAGCGCTTACTGAGCGTCCCAAGCAGTGGATGGCACCAGAGTTGCTCCCAGAGCCTGACAAAGAGGCTGGGTTCGCATACCGTTGGATTCGTGTAGCAACATTAAATAATAGTGACCCAAGTAACCTAGCCGGCAAACTCAGAGAAGGTTGGGAACCTGTTACGCTTAGCGAACAACCAAAGTTTAGACTGTTAGCCGATCCGAATAGTCGATATAAAGACAACATCGAAGTAGGCGGATTATTACTCTGTAAGATTCCATCTGAGTTTATGGATCAGCGTGCACAGTATTACGCTAATATCACAAACCAACAGGCGGAAGCTGTGGATAATAATTTGATGCGCCAAAGTGATTCGAGAATGCCTCTATTTAAAGAGCGTAGTTCAAAGGTGACGTTTGGAAAACAATCTTAATTTTTTAATCTAGGAGTTAAAATGGCTTATCCTACAGTTCAAGCCCCATACGGATTAAAACCAGTCAATTTAATTGGCGGTCAAGTTTTCGCGGGTTCTACTCGTGAAACTCCAATCCAATATGGGTATGGTACAAGTATTTTTTATGGTGATTTCGTCACTATCGTTCGTGGTTTAGCAACTCGCGGTGCTGTAACGACAGCTACTACAAGTGCAACTACTGGTATCTTCCTTGGTTGTTCTTACACTAGCCCATCTACTAAACAAAAATTGTTTAGCCAGTATTGGCCAGCAGGTACTTTAGCTGGTGACGCAGTAGCGATTATTGCTGATGATCCTGATACAGTATTTAAAGCAGCGGTTGTTACCTCACAAGGTGGGACTACAATTGGTAGTGCTAACATTGCATTGATTGGTCAAAACGTAGATGCATCTAACTTGGCAGGAAATGTTAATACTGGTAACTCTTCAAATGGCGTGGTTCAAAAAGCAGCTACTCCAGCGACAACCGCGTCAGCACTTCGCGTGTTAGATTTGGTTGATGAGACTTCTGTTAGCGTATCTGGTATTGGCTCATCTTCTACAACCACTATTACATTGACAGCTGCGGGTGCTCTTTCAAGCACAACGGCTATCGGTGCAGGTTGGAACGTAGCGTACATTGCACCTAATGGTCAATTAGTACAAACTGGATCATTTGTAGCGTCTGTTACTAACGTCACAACTGTTGTAATCAACCAAGCGATTTTAGCTACTAACAGTATCTCTGAAATTCCATCTGGTTCAACGATTGTGTTTACTCAATATCCAGAAGTATTAGTGAAAATCGATTTCGGTATTCACTCTTATTATTCTGCTGCCGCTACTGCATAAGGAGATAGAATATGGCAATTTCAAGAGCACAGCTATTAAAAGAGCTATTACCGGGCCTTAACGCATTATTCGGTTTAGAGTACGCACGTTACGGTGAAGAACACAAAGAGATTTATGAAATTGAATATTCTGAGCGTTCATTTGAAGAAGAAACAAAACTTTCAGGTTTCGCGGCAGCTGCTGTTAAACCAGAGGGTTCTGCTATCCAATACGAATCTGGTCAAGAAGCGTGGACTGCACGTTATAACCACGAAACCATTGCACTTGGCTTCTCATTAACTGAAGAAGCTGTAGAAGATAACTTGTACGACTCATTGTCTGCTCGTTACACAAAAGCATTGGCTCGTGCTATGGCATACACAAAGCAAGTAAAAGCGGCTGCTGTTTTAAACAACGGCTTCAACTCTGCTTATAACTATGGTGACGGTCAAGCGTTATTCTCATCAGCTCACCCATTGGTGTCTGGTGGTACTAACTCAAACATTCCTTCAACCCCTGCCGATTTAAACGAAACTTCTTTAGAAGCGGCTGTTATTCAAATCGCTGCATGGACTGATGAACGTGGTTTGTTGATTGCTGCTAAACCTCGTAAATTGGTAGTTCCCCCTGCACTTCAATTCGTAGCAACTCGTTTGCTTGAAACTGAGCAACGTGTAGGTACAACTGACAATGACATCAATGCGTTGAAAAACAACGGATCGATTCCTGAAGGCTATGCTATCAATCACTTCTTGACTGATACCAATGCATGGTTCTTAACAACTGACGTGCCTAATGGTTTGAAACATTTTGTTCGTCAGCCGTTAGCGACATCATCAGATAGTGATTTCGATACAGGCAACATGCGCTTCAAGGCGAGAGAACGGTATTCTTTCGGGGTCAGTGATCCATTAGGTATCTTTGGTTCATCTGGTTCAAACTAAGTAAAATCAACTACTTAGGTTAATTAAGGGTCTCTTCGGAGACCCTTTTTTATTGTTTGTAAAAATACTTGTGACATCGTCACATTTTATTGTTATAATCTTTCCGTACCAATAAATCGGAGATTACCAATATGAAAAATGTAATATATAAAATACGAAACATTATCAATAATAAATTCTATGTGGGCAGCACTGTAAATAGTCGAGTCAGATTTCAAACACATCGTCGTAATTTAAGAGCAGGTAAACATCAAAGTCCTCATATGCAAGCTGCATGGAATAAATATGGAGAAGACTGTTTTAAGTTTGAAATTATAGAAATTGTTGAATGTTCAGAAGATTTATTAGCCGCGGAACAAAAATGGTTAGACGAGCACGCAGGTAAACCTCATTGTTATAATTGGGCTACGGATGCAAGCGCACCTATGCGAGGAAAAAAACACACAGACTACTCAAAAGGTAAAGTTAGTGAAAATAGAAAAGGTAAGCATAGCGGTGAAAACCACTACCGATTTGGTAAAGAAGTATCTGATGAAGTTCGTAAAAAAATTGGAGATTCACAACGTGGAGTTAAAAAACCAGAAGGACGAAAAATATCTGAAGAAGGTTTAGCTAAAATAAAAGTAGCGGCTGAAGCAGGGCATTATAGTCATTGGCAAGGTAAAACTCATAGCGAACAATCTAAAGATAAAATGAGTAAAACTGTATATGTATTAAAACCAGACAATACAGTTGAAACTTATATAGGGTTTACTAGATTACGAGACGAATTTGGAATATCTATAGCGACTTCAATTAGAGCCTGTAAATCTGGTAAACCTGTATCAACTGGGATTGCGGCTGGTTGGATAATGTCGTATGAAGAAATTAAACCTAATATTATTCCAGATGAATATAAAGAATATCCAAGATCAAGAAGTGATGCAAAGCAGTTAGGTGCAAAACATTATTTCACTGGGACACCTTGTGCCAATGGACATATTGCGTTGCGTAAAACAAAAGGAGTTTGTATTGAATGCGCTAAAATTGAAGGTCAAAAATCAAATGAAAAAGCTAAGTTAAAACGACCAATAAAATAGTTGCATAATCAACCAATTGGTGTACTATCAGCCTATATCTAGGAACTTAATTATTTGCGCAGATTGACCTAGCAAGCTTTACACAAGACTGCGTATCTTACGTGTATTTGGAGATTAAAATGGGTTTAG